GGTGAACTTATTGCTCGTGTTGATTGTGTTTCAGATGCCACAGAATATGTTATAGAAGGCGGACGTCGTCTTTTTCAAGTAGTTCAACATAACTGGCTTCCTTGGAAGAATATTATTTTTGTTAAGAATCTAAGTGAACTTCCAGCTGCTCCAGATAACCGTGGAGACGGTGGTTTTGGGTCTACTGGTAACTAAACTTTTAATTTATAAAAATGTTTATTGTTCGAAGTTTACCACAATCATTTGGGAGTGGAAAGGTTGTTTATACATTAAAATTTTGGGATAATCGGATGATGGTGGAATGTTCGGATGGAACAAAATCTATTCAGCCCATGCCTGCTTCATTTTCATGTAGAGTCGACCAAACACAAGATGCTGAAGTTATGATTGTTACAAATGGAACTCATTCATCACAATATGTTCGATTCCCTATAGGAACATATGATAAGATATTGGAGAACTTATTCAATTTTAAAGGAGGAGATTTACTTATTTTATAAAACCAACTTACGGATTAAAACTAATGAAATGATATCATGGATGATTGCTAACCAATATCCATTATACCACGATGTTTGAAATCCATATACTGCAACTAAAGCAATCGAAAAACCACGAAGCACAGTATTTAGAATTGGGTTAGCAAATGGAAACAACCAGAAGTTCATTTGTAAGTATATGAGAATCGAGGTCGTTGCGACTTTTTTTGCCGTATAAATTTTTCTTGCAGTAAATCATAACAACAAAATGGGTGGTGGTTTAATGCAACTTGTAAGCTACGGTGCTCAGGATGTTTACATTTCCGGCAATCCCCAGATCACGTTCTGGAAGATTCTTTACAAGCGTCACACGAACTTCGCGATGGAGTCCATTGAAGTGACCTTTAACGGCCAGGCGGACTTCAACAAGAGCGTAACGGCTGTCATCAACCGTAATGCGGACCTCATGTACAAGACATACGTTCAGGTAACGCTTCCTCAGGTTGGCAACCTCACCAGCACCCAGCAGTTCCGCTGGCTACACTACATTGGTCACCGCCTCATCAAGCAGGTTGAGGTTGAGATTGGTGGCCAGCGCATTGACCGCCAGTATGGTGACTGGATGCAGGTTTGGACCCAGCTTGCCACCGAGTCTGGCTCAGTCCGTGCTCTTGATTCAATCATCGGCAACACGCCCGACCTTGTCCTCCTCAAGAACGCGAATGGTACGCCCCTCAACCAGCCTTGCTCTGCTGGTGAAATCACGGCGTCATGCCAGGGCTTCGCAGGTACCCCCGCGAAGACGCTTTATGTCCCCCTCCAGTTCTGGTTCTGCCGCAACCCCGGTGTCGCAATCCCCCTTATTGCGCTCCAGTACCACGAGGTTCGCGTCAACGTGCAGTTCGAGACCCAGGCGAACTGCGTGTACGCCACAAACGGTGTCAGCGTTGGCTCACTTGCGGCTGCGTCTCTCTACGTCGACTACTGCTACCTCGATACGGAGGAGCGCCGCCGATTTGCGCAGCAGAGCCACGAGTACCTCATCGAGCAGGTGCAGTACACTGGTGCGGAGTCCATCACGAGCTCTTCCAACAAGATCCAGCTCAACTTTAACCACCCCGTAAAGGAGCTCTACTGGGTAGTCCAGCGTGATTCCTTCGTGAACTGCGGCACTGGCGGTGATGTAGACACCTACCTAGGTGCCCAGCCCTTCAACTACTCAGACGATTGGGATACCTCCGTTCCCCTTCTCTCCGTGTTCACCGATGATGGTACGGCCGATATCCCCGTGTCTGCCGGTGGCGTGACTCAGACTCCCACTACCCACTCTAACTACCTCCTCGCGAAGCTCATTGTGGATTCCGGCGTCCGATGCGACGGAAAGAACCCTGTTGAGGTTGCGAAGCTCCAGCTCAACGGCCAGGACCGCTTCACTGAGCGTGAGGGCTCATACTTTGACCGTGTGCAGCCTTACCAGCACCACTGCCGCACCCCTTCAACGGGTATCTGCTCCTACTCCTTCGCTCTTCGCCCCGAGGAGCACCAGCCTTCCGGCACATGCAACTTCTCCCGCATTGACAAGGCTACCCTTCAGCTCACTGTGTCCGTCAACACGGTGTCTGGCAGCCGCACGGCCCAGGTTCGAGTATATGCGCTCAACTACAACGTGCTCCGCGTAATGTCTGGCATGGGCGGTCTTGCATACTCCAACTAAACGTACAGTTGTTACACTGTATATTTATTGGTGTTAGTACTTAATTGAAAAAATAATTAATAACAATTGATGTCATAAATATGAAATCAATTGTGATAAATATATAATGTGGGAATTTGTAGATAAAATAGTTTATATAAACTTAGACCATCGTAGTGATAGAAGAGACCTAATGACAAAATTTTTTGCTGATGTAAAAATTCCCTTAGATAAGGTTGTTCGATTTTCTGCTATAAAGCGTACAAACGGAGCTCTTGGCTGTCTTGAAAGTCATACGGAAGTTCTAAAATTAGCAAAGCAAAATGGTTGGAAAAATACCTTGATTTTAGAAGATGATTTAGAATCCTTTCACTTTGAAGAAGGATACGATAAGTTAGAAGAATTAATGAAACTCCCAAAGTGGGACGTAATCATGATTTGCGGATGGTATTGGAAATTTGATTTTCCTAGAATATACAGTGCTGCAAACACTGGTGGATATTTAGTAAATGAAAATTACATTGATACGTTACTTAGAAATCGGGCAATTTCGGTAAATGCGTTAAGAAGAGGAGTTGGATTTAACTTTAGGAATCCTAAGTATAATGCCGATGTAAGTTGGAACTCGCTTCAAAAAACAGATTTATGGTATGGCGTTCAACCCTGTTTATGTAGACAAGTAGATGGGTTTAGTGATATAGGAAACCGAGTCATCAAATCAAGCAAAGTAATAGGTGAAGGAGACCGACAGATAAAAAAAGAGGTTTATGGATAAATGCCAACCCGAAAAACTCAACGCGTGGGGTCTCGTGCTAAGGTAATGCATGGTGGTGCGGAGAAGACTGCTGGAGGTCTTACAAAAGATGACTTGATGTACAATAAGAGTGGTCGCATTGTTTCAAAAAAGAAGCATCACACTATGCGACGAAAACTGGACTAATAGTAATCTAATTTGATTAAAACGCAACCATGTATAAATCATGCGGACTTAAAAGAGGCTAGACTGAAGTTCTTTGAAACAAAGGTTTTAAACGCAGCGGAGTAAACAGACTAAATGCCCGAATATATTGTAGAAGCAAAAACAGTTCAAACTGGGGCAATACGAACGCTCAAAGAGGCTATTAAGTGTATTCTCGTTGAGATGAGCCTTATTTTTGACAAGGAGGGGATACGTATGGTAGCGATGGACAATACTCGTACAGTTCTAGTTCACTTTCGTCTATATGCTGAAAAGTTTGAAAAATATGAATACAACCATAACACTCCCAAGTTTGTAGTTGGAGTTAATACTGACCATTTGTATCGAATTGTTCGAACTGCGACAAATGATGACACAATCACATTCTATGTTGATGCCGCGGATTCAAATTCACTAGGTATTCTTCTTGAGGATGGTGAAAAGAAACAGGTAACTCGGTATAAGCTAAACCTTCTTGACCGAGATGAACCCGATATTCAACTTCCTGAAACTGAGTTCTCTACCAATATTACCATGCCTTCTCTTGATTTTCAAAAAATTTGTCGTGATATGACACTTCTTGGAGCAAAAACAGTAGAAATTAAGAATGTGGGGTCTTCTCTAACATTTTCGTGTAAAGGTCATTTTGCTTCACGCACTACAGTTATGGGAGATTCTGAAAGTGAATTTGTCATTCAAAAAAAGACAAACGATGAGATTGTAACGGGTAATTTCTCACTTCCACTTTTGGTTCTTTTTACAAAGTGTACAAATCTTTCTAATAATCTTGAGATTCATATGAAGAATGACTGGTTTTTAATGATACGGTATGTAATCGCAAATCTTGGAGATATTAAGCTTTGCTTAATGAACTGTTCTGCATAATAGAATACCCTATTAATCCCTCAGAAATATCAATCCATACATTCATTTCATATGGGTCTATGAGTTGGTAACCTATAAATAATGCTAATACAATAGGATATATACTGCCAATCATTCCAAAAGCTACATGCCAAAAAGAGTTCCACCCATCTGCAAATAAGGCACGCATTATAAATTTATGCCATAATACTCATGGGCGTATAACGATATTCTACCAATAAATGCCATAGTAAATGATGCGATTGAGATTGTTTCTGCTATTAAAATATTTTCAATAAACCTATCAAGCGGTATATCGAATAACCTACTTATGTCATTCACTAATTGAAAAAATGGTGATTTACCATTTGTTAATTTTTCTTCAGCTACGATTGATATACATACTTTAAGTATAATATGCTGAAACCATATTATGATGAGACACAATAATACACTACCTTGTAGCCATAACGCAGGATATATTGTGTGAGAAACAAAAAGTAATATAACAATTATCACCGATATCATAAAATGTATTACTCCTAAAACATATCCAATCACTTCTCCATCTGTTGAAATCCACTGAAATAAAAAACTTACCAAGAATCGTAAGTTAGATTCTAAATAATTCACTACTTTTTCTTTATCAATGTCAAGAATAAACCGCATTATATTTACTTGGGTCTTGCTTTATGGGCTGTATACGTAACATCTTCTCCAATTTTAAATCCAGCCATTCCAGGATTAATATAACTATTTTCTGAAACTGTTGTAGTAGTATTCCAAACTTTAATAATTGAAGCTGGACCCTTCGGAGAAATGGTAATGCCAACAAGAGTTTCTTTACGATGGATTAGAAACTCATTTGTTATACAATGAACCATTAGGTCAACAAATGTATTATATGCTACCGGTGCTTCCACTTTCTTAGACCATGCACCTCCTGCTTCATTTTCTATAGCATCCCACAGTGGCTTGAATCCACGTCTCATGAAGAAGAACATACCTGATTCCCATGCCTCTTTTGAAATTGAATCTATAATTGTCCAGAATTGTTGAGGAGTACTGATATCTGCAATCTTGATGTAGCTTTCGAAGGAGTAATCCTTGTTGTCGGGGTCATGATACCACAGAATCCAAGAATATTGGAGTTTTGTGGTCTCTATTTCTGAACCCATTTGTAATACTAATAGGGTAGATTCTATCTATATATGAAACGGATTCGTTTTTAACAGAATCGAAATACTAGTAACTATTACAATGAGCCTAACAATTGCACAAGTGTATTCGGTTCGTTGTGGAGCAAAACTCTCTTTGCCAAAAAGCGTTCAAGACAATATTGCAAAGCTCCGTATTACTCCGGTAGCCTACAAGCCATTTCGTCCTCCCCCAAAGCATAATTCATATCGCCCTAGGTATGAGCCAAAGGCAACTACTCCTGAAAACTGGAGAGAGAAAAGCCTAGTAGCCTACGTAAGTAAACTTACAGATAAGGGAGATGCCGACTACTTTGCAATGTTCGGTATTATGAACAAACTTTCAGCTGCTAATCTAAAGAAACTTGCAGAAGAAGGTATTGAAATTCTACGAAAGCGTGACCAAGAGTTTCGTCTTCGTGTCACCAATCTTATCTTTGATAAGGCAATTTCAGAGCATATGTTTGCAGGAGTTCTTGCAGATTGCGCTGTAATCTTTCAGAAAGAGTTTCCTGAAATTGCCGAAGACTTCACTATTCAAGCGCAGATGTTTACTAAACTTTACGACATTAATACGACACTTACCTATCCTCAAGTAATGGAGACAGATTATGAAGATAAAGTCGTTCAGTGGATGAAGCAAAAAGAGAAGAGGCGCGGATATGCTAAGTTTCTAACTCAGTTATTTGTTCGCAATCTCATTTCCGAAGAAGTGATAACCGCATGTGTAGAAGATGTAATTGCAGAAATGTCTATTGCTGCAAAACAGCCAAAAAGTGAACAGACAGAGGAAAACACAACTCAGTATGTTGATTTTCTATTCGAAAGTATTAAAGTACTTCCCATATCTGCAAAAACTCTTCGAGAGATAATTAAGACAGCTCTTTCAAATCTACTAGCTCTTCCTCGACCCGAACTACCCAGCCTTTGCATGCGTTCACGCTTTCGTATGGAGGACACGCTAAAATGCGTTTAGGAAAGACAATAACAAACGATTCGTAGAAATAAATGGCACTACCACCTGCAAGTGTTTTACTACGAGCAGCTCAACTCGCTGTTGATGAAGATAAGCCAATTTACCTTGACTATTTCCGTGATAGTCTTGAAAAGAAGTGCTGTATCGGAGTTCAGGCTGATAACACAAAATATTTAGTAAAGTCTGATAGCGAGTATACTTCAACAATCCAGAGTGTTTTTACATGTGAGAATTGTTATATCGTTGCTACTGAAAATAGTTTATATATCCTTTCAAAAGAGATTCCTGTAAAGAAGATTCTTGGGTCTACAGCAAACTAAGTAAATTATATAATGTTACAGTATCCACCACCACACTATATACTTTTTGAACCTCTTAATGATATAGAGACTCAAAAAGTGTGGAAAGACTATAAGCAACTTCACAGTAAAGAATGTGAATTTGCAGAAATAGATGCCGCAGAAATAAATACAGTGGATACATTTTCACCTTGGTTTTATAATTGGATTTCTCAGGTGGCCGAAAAGCAGGAAAAGCGTATGCGTATCTTAATAGTTTGGCATTCTGAATTT